CCTGTGCTACAAGCTGATCTACGTAATCGTGTGTAGACTTTAGGGAGTAGTAAAGATTAGGGTACTCTAAATCTTCTAGCTTAGACAGGACACCATAATCTCTGTTGTTTTCTATAACAAGCAATGCATGATTATATTCTGCTGCGATCTCACCAATTAGTGGAGCATACATATCGGCTGTCAATTTGCCTTGGTACTCTGCGACCTGCTCCATTGTGTCACACCTTATGACTTGCACCGTGCTGTAATCTTTACCGTCACCTCTAGCAACGTCTCCGACTACAACGTACTCAGCGCCATCTATAGGCTCTTCCCAGATCCAGTAATTTCTATCAAAGCCAGCCCTGTGCCCTGGATCACAAGACTCCTCAAACAAGCACTCTAATTTATCACCTGAGATAACTGTCTCACCTGATGCATTAAAGCTACATTCAAGCTCCTGTGCTATTTCTCTTGGAGACATGTTTCTGGTTTCTTTCTCAAACCACTTTTTATCTCTATCTGGGTGTACACTCCAGGGTAGGTTTACATAATTAAAGTCATTCTTTTCTTCTACCGCCTCAGTATAAGTCTTGTGGAACCAGTTACCAACACCATTAGGAGTAGACAAAGTAATCGCTGCACCACCAGTTGATAGGGTAGGATAGAGACCAGCCCACAATTCATCAAGCCCCTCAACGTGTGCTGCCTCGTCTACAACTAGCAGAGACAACGCTTCTGAACGACCTGCATCACCAGAGGTTGACGAGGCTTTTACTTGTGATGCATTTGACAGTTCAAATGATGTTCGGTTATTAATTGTAATGTCAGCTATCTTCAGCCAAGGTGGAAGATGCTTGTGGATTTGTTTTATCTTCTTAACCAAGTTGGTCGCACTTTGTAATTTTGTTGCGACCACCAAAACGTTCTTGCTTCTATGAAACAAGATAAGCCAGCAGACATATCCTGCAACCGAAGTTGAAAGACCTAACTGGCGAGCTTTCAATATAATATTGAAACGGTTATCTTGAAACTGTTTGATAACATCCTCCTGAAAAGGATATAGATCAAACGGAATAAGCCCTCTCATAGGCTCAGTTATCTTAGCATACTTGGTAAGGAAGTACACTGGGTCTTTACCGCAGCGGACAATTTCCTTCATTGCCTCACTTTTAGCGAGGGGCATTATGCACTCGGCGTATCTGGATTAGCTGGTGCTGAGTCGTTCTCGGCTTTCTTTGGGTTTTTAAACTGATCCATAAAAGTTTTGATATTGTCTTCTATGCTCTTGCCGCTATACTCATTGTCACTAGCGTTGACAGCATTGGTTTCAGAAATGCCGCCGATTGAGAAGACTTTCTTTACTGTTACAAATGTTCTTTGACGTGATAGGTTCTGGACATGAATGTCAGCATCACCATCGGCTGTAAGCGTGACTGCTTCTTTTGTGATTTCTTTATATCGTGACTTTAGTCTCTTAACGATATCGCCGATGCGTTGTTCCATCTCATTTGTGAACTGTGCTCGTGGGTGAACTTCCTTGAGCATAATCTCGCTATGGTAAGAGATGATGGCCTTATCATGAGCAAATCGGACTCCAAAACCGTCCATCATGTTTCTTTTGTATTGGTCTTTATCTTCACGACGTAAGCCGAACTCTATAGCATTGCCATCAGCATCGTAAGCTCCATCGTATGAATCTGCTGCTGCTTGAGCAAGCCCTCTTAATATTTCTAAATTCTTTGCAGCCATTTACTTTCTCCTGTGCTTTTTAACTTGCGCTAATCGTTCCTGATCAGGTCGCCAGCCGTCTTCCCATCGCTCTTCACGGTCTTGAACAAAGTCAACATAGCAAAGATAACAACAGGAAAACCTATTCATATATAGGTCATCCTTCATTGAAAATGAATAAGTTTCGCAGACAGGGCAGCTTCTCGTATCTTTTCTTTTGCCCGCCCTGGTGCTGATGAATGTGTTTTCTGCAATCTCTTCATCTTTACGCTCTGCTTTAGAGCGCCGTTTATTAGCGCTTTTTAATTGCTCTAAGTACTCTTTCTCTCTTTTGTCATCCCACTCAGAGCGAAGATCTTGGGCAGCGTTTTTGCCGTATTTCTCTGAAATAGCTTTCTCAATTGCCGCTATGTGGTTGTAGTCTTTCTTCACTTTTGATACACTGCGTGAACTATCCCTACAGATAATCCTGCTCCAAGTACAAGACCAGTGAACATACCAAGCGAGCCACGATTCCTATTAAACCAGGAGTCACGTTTCTCAATCACTTTCTTTAGTTCCTTGATGGATAGTTTGTACGTCTCTTGGACCTGAGTGCAAACCTTTTTATCCACATTGCATTCAGCAATCTTAGCATCGGAGTCTATCTTAAGCTGGAGAAACTTCCTGTAGTTGTCCTCGCTAACTAAGATGCCAACATGCTCTTTACCATCAACCTCTGTAACGACTGGCACATCCTTGAAAGATGACACGGGAGCCATCACAAGGGAGACCAGCAATAAACCTGTAATCATAAATCTAAACTTTCTTTGATACGAATAAGGTCATTCAGCCTTTCTTTAGTATCCTCTATTTCTTTATTTTTGTTAAGCTTGGTGTCATATATTTTTTTGATTGCACCGATCTTATCTTTTTCTAGTTCACCTTTGATAGTTGCAATCTCAACTTGGACTTGAGCCTTTTCTATAATTTGATCTACTGCTTCTGTAGCTTTACTCTCTGGTTTAACCAGCTTATAAAGATATAAACAAATAGCAGCAATGGTGACTGCTGCTATGAGTATCTTCCAGCCTGTTTTAACAAACCAGTGTTTTATTTTATTTGCCATGTTTCCACTTTGATGCTATATCAGCAGCACCTTGTAGTCCAATGTATGCGAGTGAGACTGCTACCCAGTCATCGCTAGCCAGCATTCCTGTTGCTAGAAAAGCTGTGGCTGTGCCCCAAACGATTAGTTTGCGTGATGCCCATTTACCTAGCATCTTGTCTATTCTTTCTTGCATTGCTTGTAGTCCTCCTACAAGCGTAATTAGTCTGCTAGATAAAGATTAGAACGGAACATAGCTTTCTAATAGGTTGCTGTGATTTGCGTAATACTTTTGCACAGCTAGCTCTTTGCCTTTAGCTTCAATCTCAATATCAACAGTGTGTCCATAGCTGTTGATCTTTTCATAGATATAATCTGCATGGGCCTGTGGCTTACAGTTGGGATCTTCAAATGTTCTGCGACATGATGAGTAGTGAAAAAGCGGCTTAACGTTGTGGTGATCCCAGGTGCTCTTAGCTAGCATAAATGCTTCTTGCTCTGTTAGGTCACCAGTATTAAACCTATGATGATGATAGTCAAATGTAACAGGAACTTTGATTTCGCTAAAGATCCCTTCACAGAGATCCTTTACAGAATACATACTAGCTTTGTCGTCGTTCTCTACCACTAAACGCTTTTGTGCTGACTCTGACAGTAGACTATGGTTGCGTGCCCATCTTGCCATTGTTTTCTTTTTGCAGCCGTACACACCATTACAATGGATATTGATAGGATACTTGTAAGACTGAGGGAGACCCATTAGGTCCATAATCTCAGCGTGCTGATTAAGCTCTTTAACCGTCTTGTTAACTAGCGCTGGGTTTGGAGATCCCAATACATTGAATGGTCCTGGGTGGTAAGACAACCTTTGTCCATAACTCTGTGCTAAGTCACCAACTGTTTTAAGCAGGGCACGAATTTCTTCAAAGTCAGGCAGGTCTTTTAGTTCATATTCAGACATCCAAGGAAACATCTCAGATGACATTCTATAAACTTTAAAGTTGTTTTGCTCATTCCACTTAACAATCTCAATAAGATCTTTGATGTTGTTAAGAGCAAGGTTGCTCACATGAGCCATTCCTTTTTGTTGGAATGTTGCTTTTCTACATGTACGATTAACCGTATAGTTTTTACGAATATTCATATTAATGCAACAGTAGCCTAGCTGTGTCATCAATCCTCCACTAGGGTCAGTTGGTCTTGCGGTATAAACTCGGTACGCTGCTTGACGTCGCCACACCACTGCACTTGGATAAAGACAGGAGCGCCTCGGCGGAGAGCAGGCGAAACAGCGACGACTAGACCTAGTAGCATATCGTCTGGATCAGTACCCCACTCTACTAGCTGACCTGGCTTGAACTTAGGCATGATTGCCATACAGCCTCCTCACACAGATAGTATACCACAGCATTACACAATGTCATAGCAATTATTTACATTTACTAGCATCTCTTCAAATACCTCACCAGTTGCGCACCATTGCATTTTAATATACTGACGAGGCGGATACCCATTGCTTGGTTTCGGACCAGAATAAGGCCTTTCAAGAACCAAAGCCAAACGCCCGTAGTTGTTACCCCAGCGGGAGCGCAAAAGGGTGCCAGGCTGCTGCATTTCCCACATCCGATCAATAGCTTCGCTCATACAACCTCCCAGTTTGCTGGAACAAAAATAGATTTTTCACCATTAGGATATACAACATCAAACCCAACAAGGTTCGCTTTTCTCTTAGCCAAAACCAGAACACCATATTCACCAGTTCTCTTGACAGTTTTACTTTGGCGACAATGCTCTGCCACACGAACAAGTGTGCCAGGCTTGAGGTTTTCTGCTTCTTCTCTAGTCATCAGACTAGCTTTTCCACGTAGCGAACTGGGTATTGCTTTGATTCACTTGACCCAAATGCCACGTCAATTACTTCTTCTTCACCACCTAGCCACTCATCATGAACCCAGTAATTAGAATTTGTTACAATCCCAACAACACCTGCCACTGGATTAAGAACTAGATCACCCACGTCGTAGTGCACATATTTATTAGACATATTACCACAATCGCTTGGTTAATTTACTTTCTGAAATGAAGCAATCTGTTCCGTCAGGCTTAAGCACTCTCCAGTGTTGTTTGTTGAGTTTCTCAATTAACACTAGTGGTGTTTTGTTCTCTGCGAACCAAATAAACCAATTGGTTGAGTAGTAATCAATCGCTGTCTTGCGAATGCGAACAATATCGCCTGGGATCATTACGCTAACTCCAATGTGGTGACTGGATGAAGAAATGTGCCATAATCATTTGACCACATAACTCTGATCAGTGAGCCATCATTTTCAAACACGCCATCTTCAACACCAATGACAACGCCTAGGCGCTGATCTGCCGAACCTCGCCAACCCTCTTTTCGGCTTACTAAATCGCCAAGCTCAAAGTAATACCCCAGCCTACTCATGCTACTTCCCTCAGGCCTTGGAAGTCTGGTGGCAGAATTTGTTTGCCAACCTTGACACCATCAACAACGTGACCACCATCTTCAAGAACTTCTGTTACAATAGCTATATCCATAACTTGGTTCAGAAGCAACACTTCTACCAGATCGCCTACCTGCATTGCAACCCCCTAGTCAAACATCGGATAGTTAGCCCAGAAGGACTGCTCGTTCTTGACACGGTAAAGGCTCTTCTCATCAACCTTGAGAAGAATACGACGTGAGCCCTTTTCTGGGCGACCCATGGCTCGGGCACGCTTGAGAGCCTCACGCTTGCTGTTGGCACGACACTGGTTGTAGCCTCCACCAACCCAGTTCCACTTGTAAAGATGTTTTCCTTGGTACATCATCTCTCCCTCCTTACAATTTATAATACCATGGCATGACTGTACGTCAAGGAAATATATTATTTATTTTTGTTTTTTTATGTTCTCAAGATGACGATCAAGATACCATTTAGCTTTTTCTAGATCCTGGATCTCTGCCCCCTTGTGAGGAGCACGCAACATATACTTTATAACGTTGCCAACATGAAAATTGAGATCCCAACTTTCTATTACCTCAATGGCTTCAATGCCCTCGTTGTAATGTTTTGGGTGATCTACATTACTCACTTTGCTCTTCCTCTCGCACAACTAGTTCCACATCTGTAGTGTCTGTGTCCATCTCAATCCAGACCCGTGCACCACAACTTAGGGGCTTATGCGGACTGTAGATAACTCTTCCCAACTCAACACCATCCTTTGTTCTGATGATTGCCTCATGAGCGTAATTGTTTTCTTTGTATGTCTTAACTGTTAGAACTGGTTCATCAGTGCCGTTTTTAGTGTTGCGCCTGATGACATGCTGATTAACGTGAATGATCTTTTTCATAAATGATCCTCTCCAATTTAGCAATACGCTGCTCTTGCTCTTGCATCTCTTGTGCCATTAAATCACTGCGACTTGTAACATCGCTCAGTAAATTATGAATGACTGTAATTGTATTTGTAATCTGCCCAAAAATGCCTGTAGTAAAATTGATATTTTCGTTCATGTTACACCTTCTCTAAATAGTGAACAGAGTACCATTCTGTGTCAGGGGAATCAATCCAGTCAACTATTACACAAGTTGTTCCATGATTCATGACTTGTGGTTCAGAGACAACCAACCCCATTGGATTCCAGCCATTGTGCTTGTTGGCATCCCAGTCAGTAATCCTTACTAAATCACCTACTTTAATCATTTGACTAACCTTATATCCTCTGCATGAAATACTCTTTGTGGACTAAAGCCTTCTAGGTGATAATATGCTACACGACCAATACCTCGCACCTGTGATACAACAGTTAGTTTGTTGCTATATTTTATCCGCACCAAGTCACCAGGCTTATATGTCATAACACCTCCTTAATCCGCCAAGAACTGCAACTCCCATCGCTGTT